GAGGAATTAGAAAAGGAGGCAGGAAAAAAACCGCTGAGAACATCCAAAGTTCAGATATTCATAGCGGTTTGTTCTACATTAGCAATCCTTATTTCCACTATTGCTCTGCTACTTAAATAGAGCAATAAGAGAAATGATGATTGCGATGACTGAAAGTACACAGTTGAAATAGTTAAAACGTTCTTGATGGCGTTCTCTTTTCTTCTGTTCGATTAAAGCATTTTTTACATTTTCGTCGCTAATTTCTGTAAATAATTTTTTGTAATCATCCACGTTGTTTCACCTCCTGTCATTGAGAAATGGTCGCACATTCATTATATGACAGGAGGGGCAGCAGGACAAGAGAAACAGGAGGGTCAAGGGAATGGAAGAATTTTTGATGACCATGCAGATGGCAGGGGCAACGCTCACAAATGAACAGATTTCGGAACTGGGAACAGAGGCACATGAGAAATTCGGAATCAACAAGGACATTTTCATGTTTCTGCTTTTGAGCGGGAGGGATGATTTCAAGAAGTGGGTGCATGAACAGGCAAGCAGGAAGTTAAAAAAGGATTTGCGGTCTGCATATTCACAGACCACAGAGAGCGAAAAAAAGGAAAAGGTTCTCAATGAGTGGTTAGCAGGTTTTAAAGGGAAGATGAAACAGGGAGGCACAAGCCTCCCCTCCAAAGAGAGGAGATGATGTGATGGCACAAATACACAATGAATTTGGTCATGGGAGATTTGATAAGAGTTTTAATTTCGAGAGAAAAGAAAACTATTCGGAGAGAATGACTGCAAAGGTGACAACCGATGCGGTGCTGACAGGGGAGCAGACCGGAAAGATTAAGGATGCACTGGATGAATTTGTTGAAAAGCTAAAGAGAATCGTGGAGGAGTTCTGAACTCCTCCCGAAACATTAAGATTTTTTAGCAGCGAACAGGGCTGCACGGACAATCAGTTCTCCGGTCGGAGTGTTGAGGATTTTGCGAAACTCCTCTATTTTGGATTCTTCTACACGGGAATCCTGCATTGACCGGATGAACTGCGATTTAAAAGTTTCAAAGTCCACGTTGTTCACCTCCTGTCATTGAGAAATGGTCGCACATTCATTATAGGACAGGAGGGGCAGCAGGACAAGGAAAACTGAAAGCCGAAACGGGGCAGCAGTCGCCCCGTCATGCAGGGATGGCAACCTTGTGTCTGACGATGGCAAGCCGAGAGACAAAGTCAGTGATACCGTGGGAAACATGGCAGCGGGTGAACCACGCTAGAGAGTTCACAGTCGGTCAACAGGTTTTTCTTGATTTTTTAAGGTGAAAAATCAAAACACGGTAGACATCGCCGGAGCAGAGGTGAGCGGTTTGAATAAACCGAGAGAACCACCACAAGGAGGAGGAGAGGACATGGAAATCGGGAGGATATTGCCAACGGAGGCAGCAACAATCCTCAATGTGTCACCGCAATTCGTGAGGATTGCAATGCAGCAGGGAAAGCTGCCAATCGGAACGGCGGTTCAGATGTCATCAATTTGGACGTATCACATTTCGGAAAAGCTGTTAGCGGACTATTCCGGAAAAGATATAGAGAAAGAGATTCAGCAGATTAGAGGAGGTGCTAATCATGACCAAAAAAAGAGAAAAAGCAGTAATTGAGAGCATGGCAGAGCGTTTCATGGGAATTGATGACCTTGAGGGAAAGTCAATGACCATCATGATGATGTCTGCATATGCGGAGGGAAAAGCAGCAGGAAAAGCGGAGGAGCGGAGACGATGGGAGCAGAAACAGGCAGCAGTCGCAACGGCTTGATGGTAGCATGTGAGGGCGACTGGGGATTGCCCTGCGAGTTTGAAGAAAGAGACATCCGGATGTGTCCGGTATGTAATAACGAGGTTGACCGTGAGGACATGGATTTTACAAGGGATTGTCACGGAATCACATTCAGACTTGTTTGCTGCAAGTGTTGGGAGAGGCTCATGTCAAAGGGGTATGACGGGGAATATTACACGGAGGCAGACGAGCAGATTGAGGATGACTATTGATAAAACAGAGAGGAGGAACATTCATGACAGCAAAAGCAAAGAAAAGAGAAATGGTTGAGGGCATTGCAGAAAAGTTCCTGTTATTGCCGGAATCTGACAAGTCATTCATCGCCGGATATTTGACAGGCAAAGAGGAGGAGCGGGCAAGATGGCAGCAGGAGCAGGAACGGAAACAGGCAGCAGTCGCAACGGCTTGACGGCAGCAGGTGAGACGGATGCGCCCTGTCAGAGACGGCAGGGCGTGAGACGGGAGGGGCGACGTGAAAGAAGATGATAAAAAGCCGATAAGCCGTGAAAACTGGCGACATCAACCGTGGGAGTTGAAACAGATGCAAGCCCTCTCTTTGGATCCAAAGAAAAGGATGTCCGAACGGAGAATTGATGGGTGGTTTGAGGAGTTCGGCGATGATGTGTATTTGAGTTATTCGGGAGGAAAGGACAGCACTGTTTGTCTTGAGTTGGTGGCGAGGTATTGTGCATCATACGGTCATAATCTGCACGTTGCTTTTTGCGACACAGGACTTGAATATCCGGAAATTAGGGAGTTTGCAGAGTATAACACGAATAGAGTTGCGGAGCGGTACGGAATCGACATCAGTTTTGACCGATTGAGACCGGACATGAATTTCCGGCAGGTAATAATCGAATATGGCTATCCAATTATCAGCAAAGAGATTTCCGGTTATGTATATGGTGCGAGGCATAGCAGGGATAAGAAACAAAATTACATAAATAGATTCATGGGGATAAATGATGACGGAACATATTCGGAATATCGGCAAAGATACAAGAAATATGCGGTTTTATTACAAGCACCTTTTGAAATATCGAATCTATGTTGCAAGAAGATGAAAAAGCTGCCCGCAGAGAGATATGAGGCAGAGACGGGAAGAAAGCCGATTGTCGGAACAATGGCAGAGGAATCAAAACAGAGACTTGATGCGTGGTGTAAAACTGGATGCAATACGTTTGATTCAGACCGCCCGATGTCAAAGCCTATTTCCTTTTGGACGGAGCAGGACGTTTTGAGGCTGATTCTTAATGAGGGATTAGAGATAGCGTCAGTGTATGGCGACATTGTGCCGGACTATGGAAAAATTGGAACGACGGACGGTCAGATTGATTTTTGCGATATCGGATTTGGTGGCACGGATGAACGACCGCTCAAGACGACGGGATGCTCAAGGACTGGATGTATATTCTGCGGTTATGGTTGCCACAGAGATAGAGGAATCACAAGATTTCAGAGACTAAAAGAGACACATCCAAAGCTATACAGATATTGCATCGACGGAGGCGAGTGGAACGAAAAAGGAATGTGGCAACCGAGCAATTCGGGGTTAGGGATGGGGTTTGTCTTTGACTGGCTCAATGAGCAGTTTGGGGAGGATTTCATCAGATACAAATAAACAGGTTGGGAGGTGGCGCAGGTGAGCGCAGAGAACATCAAGAAATTTTATGAGACCATTGCACGGATAATCTCTGAACGGGAGCAGGTCAAGGTGACGGTGCAGGTCAGAGAGAAAGAGGCAGCAGCTTGAAAAGGGTAAAAAGAAACGGGCGACCGTTGGCAGCAGTCGTCCGTTTCAATCGTGTCTTTGTGTCAGTTGTTCTACAAGAAATATTATAACAAATCTGACACGAAAACACAAGCAAAAAATCGTGAAAAAAGCCTCATTTCAAGGGATTTTTCGGGCTTTTGCCGTCCTTGTAATAGATAGTAACAAGTCAGCGAAAACCTTGAGGGGCAGGGATGACGGGAGCGTGTCAGATGGAGAAGAAAGGACAGGAAAGAAAGAGGAAAAAGAGGGGGATGCAGTTCATCCCGTATGACTATGAGGCAGCATATAACAAAGCCATAGCAGACTTGAATGAATGGTTTGTGGAGCAGATGTTCTCACACGGGAAAAAGATGGTGTATGCCCTCAAGGAGATAACGGCAGGAGAACAGTTTGAAATTGAGATATACCCGCAGTTCCGGAAAATGGATGATGTGCCAAAAGAGGGGCAGAGGATAGTCAAGGACAACAGCAGGGCGCAAAAGAATCTGAATGATAAAAATGCGAGGAAATATGTGGAGCGTCTTATCAATCAGAATTTCGGAGACCGTGACATATGGTTGACGTTGACCTACGATGACAAACACCTCCCTCCGGATGGAGACATCGACGCAGCAATCAAGAACATGCAGAACTACATCCGGCGGGTGAACTATCAGAGGAAAAAGAGGGGATTGTCGAACGCAAAATATGTCTATGTGACGGAGTACAACGAGGACGCAGAAATCCGGTGGCATCATCATATTGTCATGGACGGTGCGCTTGACATGGATGTGGTTGAGGGATGTTGGAATCAGTCGAGCCGGAATGAGGTGAGGAGGCTGCAAAAGGATGAAAATGGTCTCACCGGAATGTCAAGGTACATGGTCAAGGAAAAGAAACGCATCAAGTCGGAAAAGCGGTGGAATAGTTCTCAAGGGCTGCAAGACCCGAACGTCAAAGTCGTTCACTCAAAGCAGCCGGAAAAGGGCAAGGGCAGCTATAAGCCGATAGGGAAATACGTTGACGGCATGGTCAAGAATCAAGATTCCATTCGAGAAGTGCTTGCGGGGTGGTATCCGGAATTTGATTTCACGGATGCGGGCGTTTATTACAACGATTTCAATTTCATGTTCTACATACACGCAAGAATGAGGAGAAAAAAGGACAATGAAAAAGAGACAGAGGGAAAGAAAGCGAAAGCACATCCGGATGATGGTTCTGCCCGTGGTGGTGGCGGTGGTCATCCTCATGCTAACGGCAGCGGTCAAGGGTGATGACAGCGGGCAGCAGGGCGAGAGGCATGAGGAGGTCAAGAACATCGAGGCGGTGTCCTCATGCACACAGAACGTCAACATGCTGACACGGGCAGCAGAAAAGCCGGAGCCGGATGAAGAATTTGAGGAGTGGGTGAAACCTCACATAGAGGGCATGGTTCCCGTATATGGCAGGGCGGGCATTGATTACATATCACTGGATGACTTTGAACTCATGGGAAAGACCGTATTTGCAGAGGCAAAGACGGAGGAATTTGAGGGGCAGGTCGCCGTTGCGGAGGTCATTCTGAATCGGGTTGAATCAGAGAATTTTCCGGACACGGTGGAGGAGGTCATCAAGCAGGACGGGGCGTTTTCGTCATGGGGGAATGGTTCGGTCGAGGCTGCACCGCTTGACGATGAATGTCTTGAGGCGGTGCAGGATGCAGTCAACGAGAGGTTTTTTCCGGATTCGGTAGTTTATTTCCGTGAGGGGTATTTCCATTCGTTTGGAACGCCGTACACGGTCATCGGACATCATTATTTCAGCAGCGAGGAGGGCGAGGACAGGTGAGGACGGTCGGGCAGCTTTTCCGGAGGCTTTTGTGGATGTTTAAGGTCAAGGATTGTCGTCACGTCTGCCTGTTCTGCGAACATTATCATGTTTGCACCATAGACGGGGCAACGGAAAGGAGCGGAAAAGAAATGAATATGAAATACGCAATGAGGAGCGAGGACACGGAGCAGATTGCCGTCGTCCAGTGGGCGCAGTACAACGTGAACCATTATCCGGAATTGAGGTGGCTGCACCATTGCCCGAACGGGGGCAGCAGGAATCGCCTTGAGGCGGTCAAATTGAAACAGATGGGCGTGAAAGCGGGTGTCTCTGATTTATGCCTCCCGTACCCGAAAGGGATTTACTGCGGGCTTTACATTGAAATGAAATACGGGAACAACAGGCAGCAGGATTCGCAAAAGGAATTTTTAAAGGAAATGGCAGAGGCAGGGCATTTTGTAGCAACGTGCTATTCAGCAGAGGAGGCAATCAACGTCATTTCTGAATATGTGAATTTGAAAAATGCGACATTCGGTGATTCATATGCGGATTTTTTGGAACAATTCGGATGCAAGCCGGAGGAGGTCGGACAGAAAATGAAAATCCCGAATAACTGCATCCTCAAGGATGGAAAGGTCAAGGGAGGCGGTGCGTGATGATATTGGAGGAATTTGTCAAGCTGCTTGAAAATTCTGACAGGCTGCGAATCCTAAAGGATGAAAAAGAGGTTTTCGTCGGATGGCTTGCGTTGTTGGTCATGCACAATGAAATGTTTGAGGAGATTCGGACGGATGCAGTCAAGAAATTCAGAGCGATTCCGGAAATCCGTCATAAACAGTGGAAAGAGCGGAATCTTATGAAACCGCTTGAGCCGGATAAGACACCGGAATTTGCTTTCAGCGATTTGCAGATGAATCTCTATTACACAATTTATTTATAGGCGGGAGGTGAGGAGGACGAGAAAATTCATCATGGCAGCAGGTGTCATTGCACTGGGGGCGTTCGTCATATTCGGGATTCTGCTTTATAAGGTCGGGGAAAGCATGGCGTATATGCACCGATGCGGATGTCATCAAAGAGATTATTGATTGAGAGAGAACAGGAGGAAACAACATGAAAACTATTGCAGTAATGTCACCAAAGGGAGGAATCGGGAAAACCACAACCGCCGATTCCATCGCCTATATTTTAGGCGAGGAACACGGAAAACGTGTGCTTATGATTGACGGAGACCCCCAGGGCGACACGTCAAAGACGTTCGGGGCATATGAGCCGGAGGGAATCGGCTTGAGTGAACTGCTTGAGCGTCATGTAAATGTCGGGGGAAATTACCGGACATCGGAACTCATTCAGACGACGCAATATGAACACATTGACATCATTCCGGCGAACGGGTATCTCATGCGGACGGACATGAACCTGCTGCTCAAGCAGGAAGAAAATCAAGTCACAAGGCTGCGGGATGCGCTCACGGAGGTGTCGGGTGCATACGATTATTGTATTTGCGATTGCGGGAGGCTGCTTGACATGGTGGTCATCAATATTTTGTTGTCCGCCTCCCTTGTCATTGCACCTGCAAAGGTAGGGGGATTTGAGAACGAGGCTCTCCGGAATCTTGAGGAGCAGGTCGAGGATTTGAAAGAGGTCAATCCGGATTTGAAAATCAAGGTCGTCATGACGATGCGACAGAAAAACAAGACCTCCCTTGACATGGAGTTGTGGCTGCATGAGGAGTATGGGTGGAAGATGTTCACTACACCGATTCGTCGCTCTATCATTGCAGAAAAGGCGACCATGTCAATGCAACCGTTACCGGAGTTTTCAAAACGGGGGATTGTGACGCAGGACTATCGGAACATGGTTGAGGAACTCATGAGGGAGGTGTGAGCGTGGGAAAGCGGAAAATAACATGCAATAATTCCTCATGCAAGCATCATCAGGCAGGTGGAAAGTGCGACACCTGCATCACAATCACTCCGTCCGGAAAATGCGGGTCGTTTGAAAAAAGGGTTCGTATATTATTTTCATATCGTGTGGGATGCACTGGAAAACAAGAATTATATTGACATGGTGGAAGTGCAGCAGAATCCGGACTTGAGAATCGGCTTGTATTATGTGATGGACTGCTACGGTTTAGGATGTTCGGAAATGGAATGGGGAACATGCCGGATGCTCATGCTGAAGACCGGAGAAAAGGGCGAACCGCTCAACTATGAGGGCATCGTTGCACTGGGGATGAACAAAGAGAAGTTCGGGAAACATTATGAAAATTTCAAAAACGGAATCATGCCGAACGCAAAAGAGGAGCAGGAGGCAGCAGGGTAGCAGGAGACAGAATCAAAAGAGTTCGGATGGTTGTCTCCGGCAGGAGAGTTCACGGAAAGCCCGTTCGGGTGTCATGAAGAATCTGCGGAGGAAATCTGCGAAAAGAAAGGATTCGGTGAAGAATACTGGAAGTGGAGAAAAGAGAGAAAAGACGGTGAAAATTGCTTGAGATTAAAGCGTGATTTCCTCTCAATGGTCAAAGGATATTGTCTGATTCACAATCCGTCCGGATGTGGCGGTTATATTGTGACCAACATGAAGAATTTGACAAAGAAACAGAAAGATTTCTTGTATGGGTATTTCATGGATATGGGAGACAGATTCAAGGCAGAGCAGTTCATCGAATAAGGAGGCAACAGGACATGAAAAAGACATATAAAATATTAGACCTTTTCTGCAAAGCAGGAGGAGCAGGAGAGGGGTATCATCGGGCAGGATTTGAGGTTGTAGGGGTTGACATCTTACCTCAACCGAATTATCCATACACATTCTTTCAGAGTGATGCAATCGAATTTTTAAAGACAACGGATTTGTCGGAGTTTGATGCGATTCACGCATCACCGCCCTGTCAAGCCCACACAAAAGCGCAAGCATTGTCAAAGGGTAGAAATAACGGGAAATATGGTGAGCATCCGGATTTCATACCGCAGACACGGGAAATCCTCAAGAAGATAGGAAAGCCGTACATAATCGAAAATGTGGACGGCGCACCGCTTGTCAATCCGATTGCATTGTACGGGTCACAATTCAAGAATCTGTATACACAGAGAAAACGGCTTTTTGAGAGCAACATCGAACTCCGGACACCGGACACGCCGATGATACAGAAAAAAACACCGACCGCAGGAAACGGGTTCGGAGAGGATGGATTCATTGCAATATGTGGCAGCGGAGGCGTGAGGGGGATGAACAGCAGACAGATTCCTTTGTACTGGGGGTTTGCACTGGGGGGGATTGACTGGATGACGAGAGCGGAACTTGCAGAGGCTATCCCTCCGGCATATACGGAATTTTTAGGGAAACAGTTGATTGCATACATAAAAGGACAGGAGGTAGCAGGACATGGAAAAGATAGTGCAGACCGCACCGTGTCGATTCTGCGGACAGATGGTGCAGATTGAGGCAGATGGAAAGCTGACACAGCCACAGGCAGAGGAAAAGGCGACAATGACCTGTCAGTGTCCGGAGGCGGTCGAATATCAGAAAGAAAAGCAGCGGAAAGAAAAGGCACTGAAAAATGTTTCCGTTCTTTTCGGAGAGGATGCAGCACCGGAGAAAAGAATCGGCGAGGGGATTGTGAGCATCCTGCGGGCAGCAGTCGAGGAAATTTATTCGGGCGGGCTTGCAAAGGTCACTTTAAACCTACGGGGGGGCGTTAAAGCCTCAATTTCGCAAAATAGCAAAGGTGAGATAAATGTTGAGCGGACGGAGACCAAAAAGCAGAAATTAACAGAATAGAGGGTGATGTGGCGTGACGGAGAGGGAAATCTGCATCATGTACCGTGAGGCGAGAAACCAAAACACGCAGTTACAGATATTAGCAGAGTTAAACGACGTAAACCGGAATGAAATCATACGAATTTTGGTCAAGAACGGTGAAAAGCTGCCCTCCCGTGTAATCAATCAGCCATACAAGCGGTTAGACGTTTTAGAGGCACAAATATCCGAGAGGGAAAAAGAATATCGTGAAATTGTTCAGGCATTGAACGGCGGTGAAAAACAGGACAGGAGAACAGGGAAAAATGAGCATAGATAAAAGACCGAGGCGACCGGACGGCTCACTATATCCACCATGCGAAACGTGCGGTTTATCGCCGGACACATGCAAAGGATTTTGTATTTTTCAGATAATAGCAAAAGAGGCAGAGCAGGAATTGAACAGGAGGAAAGAATATGGCAACGGGATTCAGCGTCATGGACGCATTAAACAAGAGTAGCAAGGCGGGCATTGAGGAGACACCGAAAGCGAGATTTCGCACGAAAGACATTTCGATTTTCAAGATGTACCGGAATGAAATGAACTTTTACAGCATCGCAGCGGTGGAGGAACTTGCGGGAGACATTCTGACATTTGGTCTCAAGCAGAATCTTGAACTTGTATATGAGCCGTGTGAAAAGGGCGAGTATAGGATTGTTGCGGGGGAGAGGCGGTGGCTTGCATTAAAGCATCTTGTCTCAAAAGGCTATAAAGAGTTTGAAATGGCGACGAGCAAGCTGACCACACCGCAGGATGCGGACGAGGAGCAGGTGGAAATCATCATTGCGAACGCATACCGGAATAAGAGTGTCGCCGACATGATTGAGGAGGAAAAACGCCTCAAGGAATCACTGGAAAAGATGAAAGCAGCAGGAAAGCAGATAAAAGGGTATGACCTCACGTCCGGTCGGCTGCGGGATGTCATCGCCTCCATGCTGCATATGTCAAAGACAAAGGTTGCACAGATTGAATCCGTCAATAACAATCTGATTCCGGAATTTAAGGAAGAACTGACAAGCGAGCGTCTCACGTTTTCCGCTGCCTATGAACTGTCCGGAATGTCAAAACAGGAGCAGCAGGAGGCACTTGAAAGGTTCAAGGAATCCGGCGAACTCTCCCACAAGGAAATAAAGACGATGAAAGAGGGAAAGACGGGGCAGCAGGAGACGCAGAAAGCAGCCGGAGAGGGCGCAGAGACAGCCACAGACGGGCGAAACGGGGCAGAGCCGGAAAAGAATACACCGGAGACCGAAACGGGCGAAAACGGGGCAAATACAGAGCCGAAAAAGGTATCAGAGGAGGCGGGCGCATATATCGGGGTTGACATGGCAGCAGGTGACGGATATCAGACACCGCATCCGGAGGGAATCACTTCTCTCTGCTATTCCTGCACAGAATACGAGACTTGCAACGTCAAGACCGGAACATGTACAAAGTGCGACCAGTACAAGAACAGAACGGAGGCGCACAAGACCGACGAGCAGCGTTATTCGGACGAGCAGGACAGAATCGACAGGGAGACCGCAAAGAAACTCCGTGAACAGGCAGACGAGGAGCGCATGAACAACATTCCGTCCGCATTCGGCGAGAATGGTCAGAAAGTGCATCAGATAAGACTGGGGGCATCCTTTTTCGAGGACGCTTGCAGCAATAGAAAGAGTTTTGAACTCCGGAAGAATGACAGGGGATATAAAGAGGGTGACATCCTTGAATTGATGGAGTTTGCGGACGGCAGGAACACCGGACGCATGGTTCGGAAACTGGTGACGTATATCCTTGAGGATTACACCGGACTTGAGGACGGATTCTGCATCATGGCGACATCGCTTGTCAATAAGGACGGGGAGGCGTTGCAGGGGGCTGATTTGGGGCAGATATGCGACGATATAAGGGCGAACGGCGACGGCTGCATTGACGGGGGTGAGGAGTACATATTGATTGACAAAGCCGTGAGCATTGTGAACGACGGTGGGAGAGAATAGAGAGGGGGCAGCAGGATGATGAATAAAAGAGCATTGAAAGCAGTATTTTCCAACGCAAAAGCGATCGGGGCAAGATATGTCGGGGTAAGGATTGAAACGGCGGGCAGCAGTCAACCGGAAATCATCATAAATCCGAGGGAGAATTTCGACGCAAAGTTAAACTATTATATGAGCGCATATGATGACGGATTGAGGCTGATTCCGGCAAAAGGAAAGAAAGACATCCGCATCACGGGAATTGCACAGGGGAACACGTTTGAGGATATTGAATATCAGTTGATGTCGGTCGGAGTTGGATGGAAAAAGCCGATTTCGGATGCCATCGACAAATCCTATAACAAAATGATTGCGGAGACACCGCCACAGACCGAGGAGGAAAGACTGCGGTGTGAAACCATGAAAGAGGCAGTCAAAGGGATGTTCCTTAGTGCGAGCAGGACGGCAGCGGAGGCAAGGTTCATATTCGAGAATATTGAGAAGTACGAACAGCTTTTCGACATTTGCATGAACGGTGATGACATGGAGTTCAGAAAGGGCTTGACGGAATTACAGAGGATGCAGAATGAGCATATTCTGAAAGAGGAGAGCAGCAAATAAAGAAGTGGAAACAGAAACGGAGGAATCGGCGTGAAAGAGGAAAAAGAACAGACGGTCATCGACAAGGCATATTTATATCTTGAGAACTACCGTGAAATGGAGCGGTATATCAATGATGCGGTGTCGGAAGTGTCGCAGATTCCGGATGCGGGCAGATATAACATATCAGCAGAGCGGGCGTTCCTGCAATCCATAAGGGAGTGCAGGGCAGAGACGGTCATCCTGTTTGAACACTTGCGGAAAGCCCTTGCGTCGCTGAAAGAGGACACGGAGGCAGCAGGTGAGGCGTACAAGTACGAGGCACTTGAGGCGGTCTATATAAAGGGCATGACATACGAGGAGATTGTCAGAGAGACCGGATGCGGAAAGAACTCTCCAAAGAAATGGTGTAAAGCTATGATTCCGAGGTTGGCGATAAAGTTATTCGGTGCGAAAGCGTTAGAAAATGACACGAATTGCACTGAAAATAAAAACAATTTGAACAAAACGGGGTGAAAACAGGGTGAAAAGTGGGTGAAATAGGGGGTCAAAAGTGGGTGAACACAAAGGGATTCCGGTGTGCTATTATGGTAGCGTGAACAGTTGAGACGAGCGATTGCAGAGATGCAGTCGCTTTTTTCTTGCCTGTTCGCCCTCCTGTTATAGCGGGCAGCAGGGCGCAGCGATGCGGTCTATTGCCCGCCTCTCAAAATCGGATAGCAGGAACGGGAACAAAGGGAGGAGGATGAACCATGCTATTGAAAACATGCAGGTGTGGAAAGCTGATTCCTCAATCAATAAAGATGTGCGGGGAATGTGAGCAGAGGCAGC